TGTAGTGGGCGCGGAGGGGCTCGAACCCACGAACCTCACGGATGTGAACCGTGCGTGCCAACAGGCATGCTACGACCTCACGGGGTACCCAGTAAAAGCACTTATGTGGTCTTCTGTTCACCGTGCCCTGCGGACATGCGTCACCTTACACATTTTTGGGATACGCTGGACCGATGTGCCTGGTTACCGTCCCCAGGGTTACCTTCACCACTGCCCGTGAGGTCTGTGGTTATCCACGTACGCACGGCAAACGCCTTATGTGGTGAAGAACTCCTGTGCAAATGTAATCATTTGCAGAAATAGTATAGCATGCTTGTCAACCCTAGGTGGGCCCACTAAATTAATAAAGGCCCACCAATTGGTGGGCCTTCGACTACTGGGCCATCTCTGCAATTACGAAGAGTCTTCCCCAGGAGGGGTCTCCTTCCGCCTCGATGCAGGTCTGCAAAGTCAATTGATTCGGCTGGGCATATACCCGATTGAAAACCTGTTCGTATGTAAGGGTCTCTCCACTGTCCAGATTTATGAAGCTAGACTTTGGGTCCAGAGGGCTCAACGCCTGGTACCGCTCGATGCGGGATACCACATAGCGGACCTTGGCACCGCCATCAAACGCAACGTACACGTCACTTCCAACATTCAAGTAGAAAAACACGGCCCCATCCAGGGTATTGTGCGCCAACAAACCAACTGTACCGTGTGCTGCTGCAACTGAGAACTGGCTCACCACACCATGTTCGTCGGGCACGAACAGCGGATCACCAACAGGCTGCTGCATGACGCGCAGCGAGAAGGAGCCAGGCACATACACCTCCTGAGCCTCCTGTGCACGAACCTGCGGCTGCTCCGCACCATCGCTCACCACCTGTTGATCGACTGCTTCATGCCAAAGGGCTGTATTTACCAGGACAAAAGCCACGACCAGCGAAAGTAAAACTAAGAGCGTCCTCATGGTTACTCCTTATCGATGCTGCGGAACCTGACTGGTCGCCCATCGAAGTGGATCAACCCATCAGGTATTGGCGGACAGGCATCACACATGAAGTCGTACCAAGTGCTCCCACCAACCTTGACTGAGACAATTTGATACACACCAAAGGCGTACTCTTGCCCACCGCTGAAACGTACGCTCCCCTCCATTAAGCGGGTTGGAGCCTGGTCTACTGGTCGATCCCTGCTTGGTGACCACTTAATCTCAGCAACTGCTGGGTACTCTCCGCTACCGTGCAGACCCGCACCGATGTATTTACCAAGGTCAACAAGGTCGACAGCACGGATAATGATCTCTGAGGACTCCTCGTCCTCGATGGTTATTGACCTAACGTGGTCGGTGATGTCCACGTCAAGCAGGTAAACCCGTATGTTTCCACCTATCTGCATACCCATTCCTAACCTCCTATAAAAGACACGACCCCGTATTTGGGGTCATGTCCGTTATTCTTCTTCACCTTCCTGGGGTTCCAGGGGTTCAGGTTCGACCACCCAGATGTATAGCTTGTACGCACTTGGGTCGTAATCAAGGGGTGGCATTAATACTGTCCTCGATCTCAAAAACCCCATCCACCCAGCGGCAGTCGTCCAGTTCCCAGGTCTGTACATCACGGGCATCGTTAACCTCACCTACCACACCCAGGTTCTTGACTGGCTCATAATCAATACGGCACTTCACATCGATTACCCAGCCGTCCTGCACGCGGCCCAGCTTTAGGTCTTCAGACTTCAGTACAACGTTGTCCCCCACACGGATGAACCCAGGTGATGGTTGTATGCTCTTAACCTCTGCTGGGATGATCCCCTTACCATCCTGCCAGAAGGATACGGACCCACCACCAGTACCATTTACGGACCATGAGGAGCCACTACCGTGCAGTTCCGTGTGGTCTTTCGACTCCCCGCCAACGCGCACAGTCAAGCGGTACAGGTTTGGATCATAGAACCCGTTCCCATCCACAACTGCGCCACTGTTGATGCTCTCATCTGTAGTCAGTGGGTCGCCCCAGTCTGACTCCACCCCCGTACCAGGGTATGTGGTGCTACGCACAGTATCCTTTGCACACGCCGACAGCAGTAGCGTTGCAAAAACAACGAACAGAAGTACTTTCTTCATTCCATCTCCTCGCACTTTGGTATTTCCCTGAACAGCACCCACTGGTTCCTGATCAGGCTTGTCTCGATCCAGGTGATTTCTTCGTGATCTCTCCTGGAGTACACCTTGTAGATCGCCTTGTAGGAGGCGTCCACACGCTCGGGCGACACCATGAACGCGACGATGTCGATCAGCCGATCACGCCACACCAGGACAAAGCTACTCTCCTGCTCAAAGGCGATCAGGTCAGCGCCCCCATGCAGCCACCCTCTGTTGTTCTGGTGCACCCCATGCAGTTCCAGGCAGGTGTACCTGTACTGCTGCTCCCAAGAACGTGATAACCTCTTCAGGCTCTTGACATCCACCCCGTACGTCAGGCCATCGATTCTTATCCAGACATCGATGTGCAGCATTCTGTCGTCATAGACATCAGCCCGCCGCACCTCGTACTCTTGCGCCATCATCGCCTCGATGAACTGATCTTGAACACCAAACCCATCCTTAAAGGAGGACTCGTACAGCGTTGCCACGGGGGGCGCTACAGACGCTTTGGTTGTCACGTTACACCTCCTAAAAGTCCCAGTCGGTTTCTTCTCTCAGGTCACTGGTGTAGTCGTGCCCAACGTAGATGTCCCCGTTGTAGTAGCCGACACCATCCTGGATGTTGATGTGGGCGATGTGGCTGAAGTCGTCGTTGTACCAGACGACCGCAGCACCCTGCTGCCACTGAGCGTCCCGATTGCTGCCAGGTACCCGACCGTCAATGTGACAAAGGCACCCAGGACTGTAAGCTGTGATGGTGCGCGTGCTCCCGTCTCTGGTGCGGATGGTACGAGATGCTGCCTCGAACTTATGTATGTGCCCGAAGATCGTGGTCTCGTTGGCATCCTTGACGACCGCTGCCGCTGTCTGCCCCGCACCCCCGCGAACCTTCAGGCCGTGGATGATGCGGGTCGTCTCATTGAGCCACACATCCCCACCTGGATACTCGGCCACCAACTTGACACCCATGCGACTCAGGCCCAGCAGGTTGTCCATGCCCATCACGGGGGCCGCATCCAGGTTGTCCGCCGAGCGCAGCTGGTATGCTTCGACCAGATGCTTGGTGATCTGCGTCTCCATGCGGATATCATGGTTCCCCACCATTGCGATGGTCTCTTCCCTGGTAAGGTTGTGGATATGGCCGATGTACCAGGACGACTCGATCAGAGCGGGCTGGGTCGTGAAGTAAAACCCAGGCATGCGGATAAACTTGTCGCTCCAAGCAGAGAGATCATTTATATCGCCTAGAAACGTCGACACATCAGGCTCGATGACCTCTGCGATTTGCCGTACGACATCCATCGCCAGACGATCGTGGAACGGAGTGAGCCGCCCTGTGCGAAGGTCACGAGTAAACCCGATCTGAGGATCAGGAAGGATCAGCGCGGACTTCATACCAGCTTTACGCTGTACAGGCTTCCCAAACTTGAGGTTGATATTCACTGGCTGGATCACAGGTGTGATCGCCTCTGGCTTACGCCTGGTCAGCGTGGCTTTGACCTGGAACAGCGGCTCGACCGTAAAACCACCACTGTCCTCGATGAAGCCGTCAACCTTCCCCTCGTTGAAGTTAAGGTTCTTGGAGGTTGCCTTACGTGCGGCCTCCCACTTATTGATCTCATGCCTCTCGACCACCCACTCATTTGGATCAACCTGGCAGTAGACTAGCAGCTGATCGAGTGTGGTGATGCGGGAGCCAACCGTCTGGATCTCACGGGTGTTTCCGTCCTCCTTGATGGTCACCTTCACATCCTCGGATTTAGGAGAGGCATCCCCCCGTAGAACCTGACCGAAACGGCGCAGGTGCCGTGACAACGTCTCAGGATTGGCCCCAACTTCATTGGCCAGCGTGACGATGTCCTCACCCTCCTTCTTGCGCAGGTAAAGTTCTTCGCGCTTTTCTGTTGTAAGTTCTCTCCAACCCATTAATTTCACCTCTAAAAGTTATTTGCGCGTACGGGCATAATTATACCATATAAATCGTATTATACAAGTTATCATATATATGGCATAGCAAATAAACAGAAATGGGGCGAGGAAGTCCCCGCCCCACTCTGTCATTCACGGTGTAGTTACGCCGACGCTGCTGCGTCAGGATACAAAGGCTCCAGGTCTTTGATGGCCTCTTTGACCTGGGACTCGATCAGTGCATCGAGTGCGTTCAGGTCAAGGTTAATGCCACGCCGAGAAAGTTCAGATGTAGCCATATCAATAACCCAGCGCTTCTTTTCCTTGCCCAGGTTCTCGATCGCACCCGAAAGGCCGTTCATCTCAGCCGCCTGGACCAGCTGGCGGACGATCTTCACAGCGGTCTCAAGGGCCACAAGATCCTTGCGGGCATTCAGTTCCTTGATCTGAGAGTTCAGGAAGTCGATCAGCTTCTTGATCAGGATCGGAAGCACAACACTTACAACGATTTCCAGAACAAGCTGGATGATGTTGCTCAGGTCAAACATTGCATTCCTCCATTAGGCGCATAACAGTAAGTAAGGTACCAATAACGAACTGCCCGAGGGCTAGACGCCGAGCGAACCAGGGGTCAACAGGGCGCAGGTAATGTCAGTTACAGATGAGAAGGTGACCCGAACGAAGTTATCCGACTGGTTGTAGATGTCGTTGAACGGACCAATTGCGACCGTGTCACCTGCACCGATCGCCACGGTACGGTCTGGGATTGCCAGGCCGTCAACAGTCCTGGTGATTTGCAGGGTTGCGTTTACAGGTGAGCCCCCCGCGTTGCGGACCAGCAGGATTGCCTTCTTGCTGACGTTGGTGAACTCAATGCCGTCTACGGCATCGGGTGCAGTGAAGGTCAGTTCCGTGCCCCCACGGGCTGAGGCTTGAGCGGTCAATAAAGTTGCAGCCATTTCTACTCCTTGTCCAAACTTGGACTACTTCAAAAGTTGGGTAATCATCAAGGTGACTCCTGTTCCCAGGAGGGCCGACAATATAATCCACATGGGCTTCGCCAGCCCCTCAGCCTTGATCTCCAGTTGGCTCACCCGACCGATCACTCCAGGCTTATCTTCTGATCCGCGCAGGGCATCGATCACGTCGTCCAACAGATTTTCGATGTTGGCCGTTTTTGCTTCAACACTTGCTACCCTGGTGAGAAGTCCCGCGCTTCCATTACCTCGCAGCATATGCTCGTGTGCATCCGTAATCCGAGCCACCTGCGCAAGTTGCTGATTGGTGAGTTGCTGGCCTGTCCTGATATCATTCAGCGTAGCAAGCAACTCAATGTCTGTCTCCGTCTGCTTCCGTACAAGTGGAGCGACGACAGATGATATGACGGCTACAATCTCATCCCTGCCGTACATTTCGTTGGATCCCCCTGGCATTAGCCCCTCCCTAGAGTAGTGTGATGTAGTCAAGGTGAACCCAGCGCTCCGATGCACCATCCAAACGGACCCAAGTACCGTGCTGATCAACGAAGTTGTGGACAACGTCCTGGGGCAGGTATCCAAGTACGGCAGCATTAAGTGATGGACCGCCGCGAACCCGAAGGTTACTGTACTTAGTCACACCGCGTCTGACTGCCTGAACATAGCCGAGGTGCACCCACGTCGGCGCTGCCGCCTCCAGGCGACCCCACTCCCCCTGCTTCTCAACAACGGTATACACGTTGTTTGGCCTCATGTACCCGATCACCGATGCACTGGTCGACGGACCAGAGCGGATGCGCAGGTTGGCGTAGGGGGTCGAAACCAATTCTGGTTTCGGCAGCGGTTGAGGATCTTCCCCGTTACCAGGGTCCTCTGGATTCTCACCACTGATCAGATCCTTTGTGGCAGCTTCCCACCACAACGGGTTCTTAGTCTCAGCGTGATACCACTCCCACCATCCATACCCCTGGAGACCCAGATCGTTAGCCGTTCTGCGGAACTCAAGGATCTCGGCCCCAGTCGGATCCCAACCCCACTCGGTGAAGGCGGAACCCAGCGGGATCACGGGCAGATTGGCCCGCATACCGATAGACTCCTGGTACGCCTTCCGAAGCTGGTACCCTGCGTTATGCGCCTTGATCCAGTACACCTGCGGCTGATTGAAGTCGACACGCGGGATAAACTCCTGCCAGGGGAACTCACGATGCAGCGACGGGAAGCGGAAGGAGGTCAGGCCGATTGGCTTCTGTACCAGGCGCTTCAGGGCATCCATGTACTGGCGTGCAGCGGAGGCCATACCAGCCACCTTGAACTCCACCTCAGCGTTGATGATGTAGCCGTCAACCCCCAGAAGGTTCACCTGTTGGGCAGCGACCTCTGCTTCCTTCGTTGGGGATGCCCCATAGATGTAGTGCCAACCCCAGGCATCAATTCCCTTAGCGTGCAAGGCATCAACCACAGCCTTATTCTGCGCAAACTTACCGTATGGCAGGACGCCGTTGGCGATCTTGATTGCCACCCACTTCAGGCCAGACTGGTAGGCGCGTTCAGCAATGGCTTGCGGATCTCCCCCCGCACACCGATCCATGATCCAGATGTACATCCCATTCCCAGTTGGTAGCTTCATGTGTCACCTTTCTAGGGACTACAAACGGGATAGGCCGCACAAGGTTCAAAATAAAATCCCCCTTTCGGGGGACTATTTGTGTGTATCAGTCTGCTCTTTTGTAAGGATTGCTTGGCGTTCCCTCTGCTGCACCTCTCTACGCACCCTATCCAGGAAGGCATACATCTGATCAAAGGTGTAGTGGCCATTCATCAGCAGGTCAACCTTATTGTTACGGGTGTCCAGAGCGGCGGTCAGCACCACCACAGGTGCCTGTGACTTATAGGCCAGTTCTTGGATGATCTGTTCCTGTTCAGTCTCATTTTTAGTATTCAAAAGTTTCGCAATTGTTTCACTCATCTTCTTCACCTCTAATCAACCACATACAATCTAATACTTGCGACATAGCAGTGACCTGCCACGTCACTCCCGTGTGCGTAAGAACGATGTAACCTCCATATGACGGTCTCACCCTCAACAAGAAACGCGGTAGGAGACGTTATTGTTGTTTTTGCGTACAAGTTTGCAGTGCTGCTTGTTATAACGTCACCAGCAGAGATCCCACTATGCGTGTTATAGTTATCTCCTACAGATATTGCCCAAGCAGTTGAGCTAAACACGACACCGCCGCCAGTAGTAGTGAAGTAGGTTATGTCGGCTTTTAGGGTCCTACCACCCCAGCCCTTGGGGACGACGAAACTAACACGGGCCGCCCTTAATGCATCGGATCTAAAGTTGAGAACAGGGGTGTTGTTGAAGAACTCGATGGCCATGGAGCTCGTCAGGTACCAGGCCATGATAGGGATGGATATTTCACTCAAACCTAGGGGTGCAACATCTCCAAGATCATTAACGAAGTAGGGCCAGTCATATGTACCATCAGCATACAACTTCACCCCAGCAGTGGGGGTGTCTTCAGATGATGAGTTGTTCACAAGTACAAGGCCGTTTGTAACCTTGGTCAAGTAGTTCAGGTTAATTCCATTGACGCTGAACTTTGCTACTTGATCCTCATTCTCGTCGTGTATGTAAAGCCCAACTCCAGTTGGGCTCTCTCCGCGTGCGGAAAGTTGTAGCCCAACATCGCTGAAGCTGGAGTCCCACCACCTGATTGAGTTTACACCCCCTGTACCCTGGACCAGGCTGACGCCCGCCGCATCAATGCGGACAGCGCCCGCCCCTGCATAAAACTTACCGTCTGATCCTATGGACACCTGCTCGACCCCTGAAGCGTAGGTTGTCAGGCGACCTACCCCCGAGTCATTCCAGATCTTTAGGCCAGTTGTGGGTGTTCCAAAGGTACCCGACCCCTGGTATATGCCACCACTTGTACCAATACTAAGCACACCCTCGATGCTACCAGCCAAAGCCTGAATCGTTCCAGCGACTTCGAGCACACCCAGGTCAGTGTCCCACCTCATGAAGTTCGTCTCAGAGGCGTCCCCAACGTACAGGTCACCATTGATGATCGTCAGGTCGGCGTCACTGATAACCAGCCCCTCATTACTGGCCTCGATGTAAGGGGCACCCGTGTCGGACAGGGCAGTGGACATAGCGATGCCCCACTTGTCCACGGTGTTACCGAGGACGCCGTGCAGGTTGCCCATACGGACGCGAGGCTTTACCGCCTCATCTTCCCACGGGAACACATCACCAGCTGCATGCTTCGCTACAGTGAAGACATCGATGTAGGGGGCGTTTCCCAGGTCGCTGGTCAGGATGATGCCACCCGTGAAGTCGGTGGTCTCCAGTGCCGCGTACTCACCCCACTTTACAATGGCGGCCCCTGGCGGGACCTGTGTCCCACTCGTACCACCACGGCGAACTGTGACTGGAACCGTCCAAGTACCAGGGGTGCCAGTTACTGGGTCCGCATCATCGTTGAACACAGGAGTCCCCGTCACCTGGAAGTAGATGTCCTGGAACAGGATTCCACCAGACTCCGCATTCACCGCTGGGGTGGACAATCCTGCGGCGGACCCGCTTAGGTCTATGTCCCGTCCCAGTAGGGCGCTTATGGCGGTGGCCCCATCAGAGGAGCCACCAATTCTGCGCATACCAATCGCGCCTTGGTATGCTTCACCAGCGCCCCTCGACTGCCCGCCCAATGAGCGTAGTCGTTCCGCGTCCGCTGTAAGCACCGACAGGGCAGCTACAGCCCCAGAGAGTGGAGCGCCACGGGCAGCATCCCCCGCTACCTGGGAAGATCCATCGGACTGTCCCGAGAGTATTCCCTGAGAAGAGGACAGGGCTGCTGACACCGTGGCTGCTGGATCGCTGGAGGCGCTTAAGAACGCTGCCGCAAAAAACGTGGCAGAGACAGACGCCACACCGTCAGCGCCTCCCACCAGACCGTCGTCCAGGGATACATCATCGGCAAGATGTCCATGCGATGCATCCTGGATAACCAGGTCCCCAGCGGTGTACACGGCCACGTCGTCTGCGACATGGTTATGGGTGGCCCCCTGAATGACCAGGGACCCGTTCGACACAAGCGGCACGGCGTCTGCGGTATGCCCGTGCGCGGCACTCTGGATTGTCAGTGTCCCGTCAGTTTCGATCAGCAGGTCATCAGCGGTGTGATCGTGCGTGGTGCCCTGGATACTCAGTGCATGTGCCTGAGATAACGCAGGTTCTTCTACTGCCTGGTTGTGAGTGGCAGACTGGACACTCAACGCCTGGGCCTGGGTCAGCGCCAACTCAGCTGCGGTGTGGTTGTGCCCAGCGTCTTCAATCGAGATACTCTGTGACTGGGATACTGCCAGTACGCCAGATGTATGACCGTGGGTTGTCTGCTCGATCACCAAGTCCGAGGATGTCAGCGCGTAGGGGAAAAGGATCGGGGACCCACCCCAGCCTACGGGCGGCGGGGCCTCCTCAGTAAGGGTCCCCAACTCCGCCATGTCTCGACCGTTACCACTGTAGTCCAACAGCCGCTCGGTAGCCCCTGGGAACATCGGGTACCAGGCGTGCAGGTTTAGACGCCTAACAGGACGGATACTGTTTATCTCGTTCCTGATCTCATCTTGGGTGAGCACCCCATCCCATACCTTGAAGTACGACAGGCGACCATTAAAGGTGTTGGTCCCGTTCCCACCAAGCAGGAAGCTATAAGGGGTAAGCGAGATGTTGTCTGATCGGGTAACCTCGACCTCACCATTCAGGTAGATCGTGTGGTTGGCCCCGTCTCGTGTGTATGCGATGTGGTACCAGGTCCCCACGGACAGGCTGGTTGTCCCCGTGCTTGATCCGTTATTCGTTACGATTTGGAGGGTTGTCCCAGTGCTGTCCAGGACCATCGCCTGGTAGACAGTTCCCCCCGCGTTGCCCTGAACCATAAGTACAGCAACTGCGTTTGTGTCAGTCGATATGTACAGCCAGCCCGTGACAGTCACCGAGTTTGCACTCGGTGGGTCTGTTAGGCGATATAGATAGTCGGCGGCTGCATCAAACCTGATTGCCACGGGTTACGCTCCGTCCCTCAACTCCACAGCCAACACATACAGGTCACCCGTCGCGGTGTCGTTGGTACCGTCGTCAGCATCCCTGGAGAGGGATAGTCTGAAGTAATCTCCTGCTGCCAGGCTGTCATTGTTGGTCAGTGTAATTGACACCTGCCCAAGGTACCCAGGAGTACCTGGTACTGACTCACTCCCCGTGTTCACCGATCCGAAGGAGGTTGTGGAGTCCAGGTCTGTCGCATCCAATTCTGTAACCGCCTCGACCGCTGCCTCAAACTCGATTGACCCAGTGTTTGCGCTGGCCATGATGTAGCTAACCACTAAGGTTAGGGTACCTGTCAGACCTTGAGGTGCAAGGCCCGTCCAGTAGCAGGTCTCCTGAGTCGATGCGTCAAAAGCAAGCACAGGTCTGCGGTTGACCATCGTCAACTGCGGGAAGTTGGTTGCTGGGAACTCCGCACTATGTGGGGTGAACAGCAATCTAGTCGCCATAGATCTCTCCTATCATCCTCCTGGCAGTTTCCACGTGGAAACCACCAGACTAATCCTCGGTGATCACCAGAGAGCCAGCGCGGAAGAACGCAGTGTCATCCGTGTCGATGGCGCGGGAGGAGTCCAGGTCACCCCAGTACAGAAGGTTGCCAGCAACGGATGCATCAAAGATACCAAAGGCTACAACGGTGCCCCAGGAGGCCGTCGCCGTTGCGAAGGTGATGTCAATGCCGTTCGTCTTCTCGCCGTCCACAGCAGCAGGGAAGTTGGTCGCGTTGTTTGTTACGGAGGCGCGTGCGTAGCTACCCCCAGACACCTCGACGCCACCTCCCGCATCTGTGGGGGCGGTGGTGAACAGTGCGAGGTAGACCGTAGCTGGACGGGTGTAGTCACCTCCGCCCAACACGTGATCCAGAACTTCATTCTCCAAGTAATTCGATTTAGAACCAGCCATTTTTACCTCTCGCCAAACTTTAGTTTTCGGTCATCAACTTCAAACGGAGAACGTCGTTCTCCTGGAACGGACAAACACCTGGTAGGTTGGGGTCGCCCGCTACTACCAGGTTTGTTGTGGTGTCTATTGCAGTAACCGTGTTATCACTGGGATTTATTGGATCAGCTACCACACCCGTATGCATCACAGCCATTGTCCCACCCGTAGCGTGCATCTCATTCGCAACAAAGACACTCGTATGCAGTTCACCTCTCGCTGTAATGTTTCTGAACTCGGCATCGCCTTCTCCAGAGATTCGCCATCCAGTCAAACCGCTTACGAATGCAGGAGCGCCACTCGCCAGTGTCCCATCAGGCCGAACCAAGAACAGATCGTGTCCATCCGCATCTCGCGCAGAGAATAGTGGTGCAGTGTTCTCTTGATCTGCTGCGCCCTGGACAACCACTCCTCGCTGTGTCGGACCTGCTGACTGCACAGTCAGCGCACCTGGCACACCCAGTTGCCCATTTACACGAACCGATCCTTCAACCAGATTTGTGACCAGGACATCTGATCCAACAATCAGGTCACCACCTACAAACGCATTCTGGTCTGAAAGTATCCGTTGACCCTGGATGTCACCACTTGAGTCAACTCCTCCTGAGCCTACGTTTAGGCTCTGAAGGGTCAGTCCACCAGAACTTGTGGACTTCAGCAGCGACTCCCCTGTTGGTGCATTCGATGCAGCAACCTCGTGAACGTGTGCGCCCTCTGCGTTATTGGCTGTAACTGCTGACAGGGTCCCAGGCGTGTTGAGCACCAGGGCACCACCCATGAAGCCCAGACCTGCACCAGCATTCACACTGACATTTAGGTCTCTGTCAAAGAGTCCCCCACCAAGCAGCCCATTCCCCGTGTTGAGGTGCTTCAGCAGACGCTGGGCGGCATGGGCAGCACGTGAGCCCCGTCCGTCCGCGTGTGCGAACTGAACCAGATCACCTCCCTCTGAATTATTCAGGTGGCTGTGCACACCTACGCTGCCCCCAGTGGCAATGTGGTTCAAGTAGTCCGCGTAGAACACGTTTAGGTCGACGCCGTCAACGAGCGCTCCAGCAGCCATGTTCAGGTTGCCTGTCATGGTTCCACCCGTGGTGAACAACACAGGTCCCAGCGCGGCTGTCGGGAACCGTGCGTTCGAGTCCAAGGCCAGCAGGTACCCAGCGCGGGGAGTACTGTCTGCGTGGAACCCATCCACCCGATCAGCAGAAGACCCCGATGAGGTGGTTACATCGGCATGAAGACTCTCCACGTACAGGGTGGCAAACTTATGATTCTCGTCACCCAGGTGCACGTCTTCATCCCCAGGCAGAAGAGTGCCCGTGATGTAGTTTTCTCCCCGTTTACGGAGAAACTCCATTGCCAGTGCCTCAATCAGGTGGTAGTCTAGTATCATCGCACACTCCCTCCACTGATACCAATGTCTGTCAGGTACTGCTCCAACGTCTTCATGCCCTCGCCAATATCCAGTGACAAGCTGGCGTCATCATGGTTGTATGTCGTCCGCATCACCAGGAACCCCGCCTGGTCTCGATCTCGCCCCCAGGTCAGGCGTGAGTCTTTGGTGGCGGGCATGTCAGACACAAACAACAGGTGCCCAGCACGCAGCCAGTAGGGTTCGGTCGGCGTCCCTGTGTAGTAGTTCTTGATTTGACCCTTAATGGTCAGGTTCTCCTGCTCGTCTGGTTTTGCGTAGCGTGAGATTGCCAGTTCACCAGCAACCTGGGCAACCCCTGCGGGAACATTCCCAGCGCTAAGTGAACCCTCCCGCACCCCATAACGGGCCTGGCTTCTCAGATCCTCATACCACTCTGTAAAAGACTTAGCCCCATCGTCCTCGTATATAACCTGGATTTTGTTGTACATACCTTGAAGGGTCACTGTTGATCCATACTTCAGGGTTAGGTCCCGCCGTGCTACCTTGTACCAGGGGGAGAGTGCGTAGAAGATGTGTGGCCGCAGGTGCTCATACACAGCAAACTGAACCTGATACCCGTTGCTCTGTATGTTCTCCTTGATGATCTTCTCGATCATCTCCTGGAGTTTGATCTCGTACAGGAACTCCTGCTCCACATCCGAGACGTAGGTAGGGTCAATTGTAGATATCAGCGTGGAACGCCACTCATCGATGAGGTCCGCCCCCTCCCTCAGCGCAGCCAGAAGGTCCACGGGTGTGGTTGGGTAAGCCAGGTACGCTGTCTTCAATCCTGCCTTGGAGTAGTAACCAGTTGCCTGAACCCCAATACCCTCATCAGCGTCGTCTGCACCCTCAATGGTGCCCTCGTACGCCCGTGACCCAGCCTCATCAGTGATCACCAGGTGACACCCCAGGATCTTATCCTTCCAGTCTTCTGGGTTAAAGTATGAGGACGGCAGGATGAAATTACCCGACCCAAAGCCGCCAGGCAGCTGTGTGCTGAAACCGAGCCCCTTGATATGCGGAGTGGACACCAGCAGCCGATCTTCTCTGTAGTCCGTAAAGATGTTGGCGTATAGATGCCCCATTAGACGGCTCCTGTGTACGCAGGACTGTAGAACACCCGCACGTTGTAGTGGTAGGCAAGCTGCGGGATGTAGTCGTGGCCAGCAAAGTTGAAGTAGATCCTATGATCCTTCCCTGGGGTCAACGTGATCGGGGCAAACATATCCTGCACAGCAGACACTGAGCCAGCAGCGCCTGTCAGGTAGGATAGCCCCTCCCAGTTGTCATCGACAAGGGTCCCATAACTGGGGATAAAGTTTACGAGCCCATCATGCAGCTTCAAGACTCTGTAGCCAGCCTCAACAGGCAGAAGCCAGATGTAATTTAGCGATAGCAGGTAGTCCTGCGGGCCCCCTCCCAGAAGGTTCAGTGTCAGGTAGATGTCCTGTGGGTTGGGAAGTTTGGGTGAGTACGGTGGTAGTTGTATCACACCCAGATCCTGGATCATGGCGTGACCACTGGACGACCAGTGCTGCTCCATGATAGGGCCCTCAGCAAGCGTCATGTACTGATCATTGGTCACAGTCAGCTGCATCGGGGTACCCGTACGATAGAACATCGGCCAGAACCCAGTCGACATGAACACCCGATACTTCTTCGATCCGTAATTCTCTGGGTTCTGGATGCGCACCCGCCAGAATCTCCCTGTGTACGTTCTGCTTGTTGCAGCGTTTGCTCTCCAGTAGGTCCCGCCCAGAACGTAGGACCCGTTACTCTGCGGTGCGCCAGGTATGAACAGCGAAACATCCGAGTCGGCCCAGTGGAAGTGTGTCTTTACACCATTGTTCTCATGGGCACCGATCCGAACCATATCAAGTTCGGATGCGTTGGAGAAGTTCTCCCTGATCTCGATTCGAACCTTAGCTGGGGAGTCGCCAAGGATGTCCTCACCCAGGATGTCAACGTAGTTGTCCACATAGTTACCATTGTAGGTAAACCCAACCCGTGGATCTGTGAAGTTGTGCACGATCAGCCCGCCTGTCACGTTGGTACCGTTGCGGTTACTCAATGGCAACTCGATTAACGTTCCCGTGCTCGGTGACAGCCCATACGCATGGGGGGATACCGTAAGCGTAAGCTGGCATCCACGAAGTCTGTACACCACCGCCTCACCAGAACCCCACGTGGTCAACATCTTCTCTACGGAGAGTACATCATCGGGAAGTACCAGCTTTCCGTAGAACACCTCGAAGTTGTCCACCTCATTCACACCGTCCCACCCGTAGAGAAGAGACACACGGTCCTCGCCCTGCCCCAAACTGTGCAGTGTAGCCGTCCTCAACAGAGCGTTGATTCTGTTGATCCCCTGACGGATATCCTGACGGTCCTGACCAGAGATCTGGAAGGTGATGGTTATTGTGCGATTACCCAGACGGCTGTCAACCAGGCGTGACCCACCCTCAGTTGATGGATCAGTCCAAGTTTGGACTTCTTCTGGGGGCGTGACCTGAAGACCCCCATCCTCTACCTGGAAGTCTTCAGTGATAAAGTCGACGGTGTCTGTACCATCTGTCAGTTCAAGGGTAAACGGCATATCTAACTCCTACCTCTAAGTCTCTTTTGATCACGCAACGTACTGTTCATGTCACGCCGCACCTCACGAACCAGTGTGCGTACGTCGTTGTCACTGCGAACCTGCGGGTTGATGATGTTCACGTTTACGGTGGTACTCTCTGGCACGGGCATTGCCTCGCTCATTAAGCCAGGCAGCTTCGACAAGGGGATCACCGCCTCGTCCTCACCTGCCTCAGCAATCCAGGCAAACGTCGGTCGGGTTGCAATTCCACCCTTGGCGAACGGAGTTGCAGGGTTGTTGTCCTCGCCGCCCCCTGGTACAGATCCACTTCGCCCACCGCCACCCCCTGGGATAATTGCTCCAGATGCAGCGTCGTTCAATCTTCCATATGCTGCAATCAGATCCTCAATAGCAGAGATGGCCGTACCAATCTTCGAGACCATCGTGTCTACCAGGCCGCCAACGGCGTCAGACACGTTGCCAGTTACGGACTTGATACCATTGCCCACAGCTGCCGCGAAGTCTCCGCCCTTTGCGAAGAACATATCGTAGGCAATCTTCAGCGCCTCGACAACCTGCGGGTTAAAGAACAGTCCAGCAAACACGGCTGCGACCATACCGAAGATGGGCTCGAAACCGACCTTGAAGGTGTCGCGGAAGAGGACCCAGTTCTGAAGCATCATCGGTGTGTAGGTCGCAAACCACACAGCAATCCCTGTCCACAGCGCGGTAAAGATGGGGAGGAGGACAACCTCCCACCACCCAGCAAACACGGTGGTAGGTGCGTTCTTTATCTCGGTCCACTTCTCGGATATGCTGGTGCCGATGTCTCCGAAGAACGTGAGTATCGACCCCAAGATTCCGTCGCCCTCCTTTTTGGTTCCGAACACACCACCAAAGTCAATGTTACCGATGGCGTCGATGATCATCTGACCAATCGTGCCCAGCGGGTTGAAGTCGCCTCCGACGAACCCGTCGATCAGCAGCTTCAGCAGCTTACTACCCCACGTGTCAATGGTGGACAGTGGTCCAGTCTTGGGTGGTGAGTGTGGCTCGAAGAAGTCTGCAATTGCTTGGGCAGCGTCAGAGACCGCATCACTCAACCACTTGCCAGCGCCAGACAGGAACCCCTCACCATAGGTCTTGATGAGGTTCTCTCCCCACTCCGCCGCACGCTCCGAGATGAAGTTGAACTGCTCGGTCAGGTACTCCAACAAGTCAGATACCCAGTCCTCGTTCCCACCAACGATGCCACCAACAACAATGGCGAGGACGCCCTGCCCTAATTGAGTCAACTTATTCTGTAGGCTCTCCAGGAAGTCATCGACCTGCTTGAGGATGTACCACCCCGTCAGCACCCCGTCAATAACGTTGACCAGAATTGCAAACGCATTGGCTACCAGCGCCAATAGCACAGCGAGTGAGCCGAGAATAAGTGTTACCCAGTACCCGATCCTCTCAAACTTGCCCTCGACAGTAGTAAGCTCACCCTCCGTCTTCTTACCGAAGAGGGCCTCCATCAACTTGCCAAGGGTCTCTCCTGCCTTCTTCATCTCGGGGGAGTTTAGCAAGGTCGTAACGTTCTGGATGGTTTCCTCAATTGCCTTACCTGCGCCCTCCCCGAATCCCTTTAGGGCAGCAAGTATGGGGGAGTCCTCCATGAAGCCGCCCCCGCCTGACTCCTTCTTGTCAGGGTGGAAGATCTTATAGACCTTCATACCCAGGTCGTATGCCTTCTGTAACTCCTCCTGGGTCTCGGGGGGCAGCAGCTTGATGAACTCGGTGTCCAACAGCTGACCCTTCAGGCCACGCAGGAACCCCTTGATGACCTCACGAGCACCATCGATGCGTTCCTGGATGGTTGTTTCCAGACCTTCCAGCGGGTTTACAGCACCCTTGCTGCCCAGTCCACCAGCCGCCTTACTGAGAAGACCAGCCGCATCACTGAGAGCCCCACCCATCTTATCGATCGCCTTGGCGATCTTATCGAACAGGTCTGCCTGATCCAGCTGGGCCTTGATGAACTCCTTCTGCCACTCCAGCTGCTCCTTGAGTGCTTCTCCCTTCTCCTTCTCTGCCTCTGTTTCCGCGTCGATAGCGTTGAAGGTGCGGTTGCGTTTTGCAATCGCATTACGGATACGCTCTGCCTTCTCTTCAGCCGTCAGGTTGGATGCAGCAATCCGAGCTACCTCATCCTCGTAACCCTTCTGCGCATTCTGGCGATCCTGCTCCAGTTCCTTGAGTCTACGCTGTGTCTTCTCGTACTGAAGCCATAAGGTGATCAGGGTCTTTACGTCACCAGCAAGATGGCCAGTGCCCTTGACAACCTTATCCATGAGTCCCTGGGTAATGTTGCCTGTCTTGTTGAAAACACTGATCAACTCGGATAGTGCAACGCGGGCGTTCATCACCATGCCGTTGATGGCAGCCTCTGCACCATCTCCGCTCATCATCTTACCCAGGATGGACTTGACTGTGTTACCTACCTCGGAGAGGATGCCAAAGTCTGCGTTCTTGAACCCACGCAAGTACGTAGTAAAGAGTGGGCCGCCCCACTTATCGATGTTCGCTAACGGCCCCTCTTTCGGGGGAGAGTGCGCCTCAAAGAACCCAGCGATCCACTCCGCAATCTGCGCTACCGCGTTGGCCACGAACTGAGCAGCCCCAGACAACAGCCCATCTGCATAGGTGGCCATCAACCCCTCGCCCCAGGACCGTGCCCGCTCTGCCAGGCCCATGAAGAAACCAGCTACGTCTACGCCACGGGACTGTAGTGATCGAAGGGCAGCAACGAGTAGTGCGCCCCCAGCCACAACCCCTGCGATCGCGGCGGCCACAGTAAGTAGCGCTGGAGCAAGACCGCCCCCGAGTACGCCAACTGCTACAGAACCACCCGCAGCAGCGAGTTTAAAGAAGTTGAACAGGGAGAAGAGTGCCTTGCCCACGCCAAAGATGGACATGCCAACGTTCTTTGCCAGAACACCGAACGTCTGGAATCCCATAAACAGCATGCCAAACCCATGTGCCAGCTGCGCCACAATGAAGATTAGCGGTGCCAGGACAGTTGCAATCAACGGAACCGCAACAACCAGCACCTTGGTTTCCCACGATAGGGACTTGAAGGCAGCCGCCAGCATCTGGATACCAGGGATTGCATACTCAACCAGACGGTTCAGGACAGGTAGGAAGGCATCCCCCACAGTGATCGCTGCGTCGTTGATGTTGTTCCGCAGGATCTTCATATGGGACTCGGTGGTCAGCAGCGCCTTGTCATACTCCTCGAAGAGTGAGTTGCCCCGCTCGAACTCCTCACGAGCCGTCTTCAGCGCATCCGCCAGCCCCTTGGTATTCCCCGCCAGGACTCCAACCTTACCCCCTACCTGGCCCACCAGGTCAAACCACTGCGCCATCGCCTCAGCTTTAGCTGCGTCGGGCACCTGGTCGAGTGCACCCATGAAGTCCTGGAGTACCTGGACCCTGTCTTTGTTGATAAACTCCAGCAGCTGGGCCTTGTCCCCCGAGTAGGTGCGTGTAATATACTCGTTGCCTTCCTTGACCGTCGTGGTGAAGCCCTTCATAAACTTCGCGGCGTCATCCGCCTTGGTGATCAGCTGCCCGTAGAAACGGGTGAGACGGTTACCTACAGCGTCTGCGGCAACACCCATCGACTCCATCATAGCGACGACAGCAGCCATGTCCTTGACAGGGATGTCCAGCATACCACCGACAGAGGCCACGTTCAGGAGGCCCTCGATGATCTCCCCTGCGGAGGCAGCAGTGGTGTTCTCCAACTTATTGATGGTGTTGGACAGCTGCTCAATCGCCCGAACACCCCCCTCGGAGTTCAGGTCATACCCAAAGGCCGTAGCAATACGACCGAGCGACTTCGTCACCTCATCGGCAGACAGGTCGGTAGCGCTTGCCATCATCTCTACGGTTGCGACCAGGCGCTGCATCGCGTTCTTGTCCACCACACCCAGCTGACCCAGCTGCTCCGCGAAGGTTGCCAGTTCCACGTGAGAGGATACGGTGTACTTCGCAAACTCACGAATCCACTGTGTCAGGTCCTGAAGTTTCGCCCCCTCCAGACCAGTGGTCTTACCCACGCGAACGATAGCCGCCTCAAAGTCAATCGCAGTCTTAAGAGACGCAGCAAAAAACGCTCCAAGTGGGATAGAGATGAACGTGGTGAGTACACGTCCAATCTCGGAGAACCCCTGAGTGAGTAGACGGAACGAGTTACCTGCTGATCCAAGCGAGGAGATAAAGCTGTTAATCCCCCACATGGCCCCCTGCCCAACTGACTTGGCAGCACGGGTCATCTCAGCATTGACACGCTTTGCCTCACGAATCTGGGCGTCAGCAGTTCTCTTCGCCGCCTGTTCCTGGGCCTTCTTTTCTTGTATGACAACCTGGGTTAATTTTCTGGCAAAGGCAACAGAGGTGTCGTAGACTTCCTGCTCTGCCTTCTTTATACGTGTTGCGTAGGCTTTTGTGCCAGTGTCTTTCTTCTTCAGCGCATCAAGATGCTGCTGCGCAGCCATCATCCGCTGTCTGGCAAGTTCCAGTTCCTGGCGGCGTGACCACGCAGCAGTATCTTGCGATCCGCCGATCTGGTCCATCTTGTTGATTGGGGTATTCAAAGAACCAACGGCTCGATTAGCCATTGCTTTCAGGCGTGAGTCAAGCTGCTTGAGCGCAGTCAATGCCTGATTTACGGCCCCTTGTGCGCCACCAGCATCGCCTGTTATTCGAATACCATAGACCATCTCGTCGGCCATGAGAACCCCTTGCTACTTCACTACCTTCGCTCCCTTGAAGATCGGGGAGTTCTTCATAGCGGCGTCGTCAAGGACAACTGCAACGGTACCGCTTTTGACTTTACCCCGATATGCTGACCTGATTGAACTCCCTCTCGTATCCCACGGTGTCATATCCATCAGCATCTTGCGAAGGTCTCGCATATATTTACTCTGCCACCTCCCACCCTTCTCATCCATTGGTGTTCTTGCCAACGGCATCATGGACATCAGCATCATGTACTGATCCCGCCTGTCCTCCTGGATTTGCCTGTAGGTTTCATCCAACCACTCAAATCCGTACACCTCTACTACGTCAAGGATCTGATCGTCTACCCATCCGTAGGCGGATCGGATTGCGTGGAGTTGGAACCCTCGGTATTTTCTGAGGATGCTGGCGAGAAAAAACGGTCTGCCAAACCGCGCAGCGCGGGTGCATTGTTATACAGCGCCACCAGGCCATTGACCAGAAGCGCAATGTCGAAGTCCTGCTCGGCTACTTCTTTCGAGCAGCCAAAGACGGCCTCGAACAACTCCACAAGTCCGTTCTCATCCAGGCTGCCCAACACTGCCAGGACAACATCGAACCCACCCATGCTCTCAAAGTTACCCTCCGACAACTTGCGGAAGGCAGGTGTTCCGTACCTGGCCAGCCAGCGGGTAGCCGAGGACACCTGCCGCGCCTGGGCGATGCCGCGCTTTACAACGTCATACTTCTCACCGTTGATCTCAAAGATCGTGCTCTTATCCATTCAAGTCACTCCTATTAAAAACAGTTGTTTGATAAACAAATATCCCGCCGAGTTACTGGCGGGATACTTTTCACGTGGAAAGTGGGGTCACTACGGAGCCACACGTTCGAGTGCGCCCTGGCCCTCGAAGTCCACCGACAGGGTGACGAACTCATCGGTGCCCGTGGTCTTCTCGACGTTGGTCAGCAGGACCAACCCAGTCCAGTAGCGGGTGAGATCCGAGCGAGTGTCGTAGAAGCGGATGTTGATGTTCTCCCCCTGGACAACGGTGTTGAAGATGGTGTCATCTGCCGTGTCATAATACCCCTGAAGTGAGCCACTCCAGGACATCCAGGTGCGGGCCTTCTCAACCCATGCATCTGCCAGGGAGGGAACGAACACACGGTGCTCCGCAGTCTCCACCGAGACGCTGATGGAGAACTCGTTACGCTCGGAAAGTTCATCCCAAGTCGTCCCGCCGTCTGTGCTGATCTCGATCAGTGCATCAATACCAACAATAGCTGCCATTGCATTGTCTCCTAACTAAGGTTTGATTGAGCACCTCTCTCTTCGCACAAACAGGTGTCAAATTTTCAAGGTTCTACTTCAGCTTCACAATTCAACTTCTCTCCACACCTACAAACGCATACCTATCTAAAACGTTCGAAACTACTTGTCGATCGCCTCAATGCTGAACGGTATCCAGTAGAGGGGCACCTCATTGATCTTCTCTGGTTCTGGTTGTGAGATTTGGGTGACGTTGATAGCAGCTACCAGGCCCCCTAATCTCTTGTCGTTGGAGAACAACGTGACCAGACGGTCGATAACCCGTCGAGCCTTCTGGTCCTGCTCTACCTGGTCGCCACGGAACCGAACAAAGAAGAACCCGATGATCTGCCACACCCAGATGTCGGCGTTGAAGGTTGGTCGACGCTGCCGTTGCCCATCTCCATAGTCGATGATGCAGCCGTAGTCTGCGTCCTCACTTTGCATGAACTGAAAGATCGTATCAATGTCTGCTGCCCTACATCGGTTCGCACTCAACTCATCAGGGAAGTGATCAATAAGTCTTTGAACTACCGCTGACTCAATTGGGGAATAGGATTCCACACAACACCTCGCTTACCCAAAGGTTCTGGCCGACCAGTTTCCACGGACGGCACCACTCTTGTAGAACTTTGCACTGATGTACCGAGCCACCAGGAAGGAGATATTCTGGTAGACCTCGCTACTCTTGCCCAGCTTCGAACGAATCACAGAGCGGGCGGTACCAGAGTTGCCTCCACCCTTGCCCGTCATATAGAGCTTTACGTAGTCATAGTTCTTTGACCCAAACCGCTTCTCATACGCCCGAGAGGTGCCGTGCTGTAACATGGAGTGGTAGATCGCCCACAACATACTCTTCCACGACTTATACTGGTCCCTCGCCAGATTTACCTGGGTGGCTGGACCTGGCCCAATGCCCTGTCCGCTGTACACCTTTCTGTGTAGTCGGGGAGGAAGAATGCGGGGCTTTAATCCACGCGCCTTTGCCCACTCAGAAAGGCGGGCGAAGAAGGGGGACTCGATATATGTGGACTGCTGAAGGCGAAGGCCACGATCCTTAGCAATCCGAGACGCCTCGCTACTGTTGCGTGCGGCGTTAGCTCTGGCACGTAGGCTCTTTGACCTGTTCCCTCGGGTGCCCATTCTGATGTACTTGTTTGCCTTGGTGAGATCTCCCTCAAACACGTACCAAACAATCTGCGTCTTAGACTTTCCTGAGCCTGGCGCACTAACCTTTTTGGTATACAGGTTCCTAGACGACTCACCCGTGAGGCCGATCTTCCTCGGGTCGGAAGGACTCAGCCACTTTGCCATGGTCTTTCTGGCCGACTCAGCCAGATCATACCCAGCCTTGTCTTGGATCTTCCCCATCTCTTGTAGGAACTTCTCATCCGACATGTTGGTGGCTGCTTCGGTCATCGCTTCAGCGTTGATTTCGAACGCAAGCAGGGCATGTTTCTTGGATAGGTAGTTGCTCAGGTTTCGGGTAGTCCCTGTACGTGATGTCATTACTTCACTCGCAACCTTCCGCGCCTAAGCATGCGCTTCATAATGGTGTGCAGGTGCGAGGTAAGTCCGACGTTTGCATTGGGTGTATCCTCTCCCTCCTGCGCGGGAGCCGTGCCCCACTTGATCGAGGCATCAGCACCGCCTCGTCCACGGTAGTTCCAGATCGCAGCGATCATCGCGGCTGCCGTCATGCTGATAATTGGATCGATATCATCGACATCCACGGACCCTGAAACATAACTTACCTTCACGTTCAGGATGCCCTTCGTGAACTTTGTGTACAGCAGTTGAATGCTGAAATCAGTAACAACGTAGTCACTGGCCGACAGTGCTGCACCGTTGAGGAGTAAGGAGGACACAGAAACAATTGGTGGCTTGCGAACAAGAAGGATGTAGGTACCATCCCCGTTATGCCGCTCATCTGTTACGGTAACCTGCTCCCCAAGATGAGGCATCCCGAGGTGGCGACGAATCAACCCCTCAACGGTGTTACTCCAGAAGTCCTCAAGTGCAGACTCTGGTGCATGAGTGATCCCTACAACATCCTCTTTGGAGCATAATGTCCACGCCATAAAACCTCCCAGTCCAAACTTGGACTACTGATCCCTACAAACGAAAAGAGGAGGGCTGATATCACCCTCCTCACTACTACTTAGGAAACTGCTCTATATATATATATATATATTCAGGCTATCCCAGAACGTACTTGATCGTGTGAGATCCTCCACTGAGTACACCCTGGCACTCGTAGGTACCCACGTGCGGTAGTCCTCGATCGTTGCGTTCTTCGATGAGTTGCAGGACTGGCAAAGTAACTGTGCATTCCGTAGTGTGAGGCCACCACCCAGGGATAACGGGACGATGTGATCTACAGTCATGTTCGTCTTCAGGCGGCGACCTCCCCAGGTCATCTTGTATCCACACCTGGCGCACTTACCTCGCTGTGCATCGTACAAGAACTTCTCTTTCTCGGCAGACCAATCATTTATGGCAGCAGCAGAGCGGGAACGACGGCGCCCATTCTTCATCCTTGTGTTGGTGCGATATGCCTCGGTGCCTTTGTAACGTGTCTGGAAGTATTCCTTCTGTCGTTGTAATAGGGCATCTTGATTCTCTCTATAGTAGCGCTTGTTGTACTGCACTCTCTTATCTCTGTTTGCTGCACCGTAATTACGCAGGTACTCCAGGTGTTCGTCCCTGTGCTCGGAGTGATGATTGGCACGACAGTCGGAACACCAGTATTGCAGCCCATCCTTAGTGCGAACAGACCTACCAAAGGCAGTAGCCTCCTTGTACTCACCACATCCAGGGCAAACCTTTCCGTGAAATGCCTGCTTTGGTCTTGTCTTGTATGCCTCATACCCATCGTGTTGACAGGATTTGCACTGACTGAACAGGCCGTCCATTGATGCACTACTTCGTGCGAACATGGAAGACGGTTTGGTCAACCCACATCGAGAGCAGGTTTTCTTCGTCGGTATGTTCTTCTCAAGTTGTGACACCCCTTCCTTGTGGCGTTTAGACCGAAGGTTGTTGCACACTTTGCAGTAGGACTTCCTACCCGAGGCAGCAGATCGGTCGACAGGAAAGTCTTCTATAGGCTTGCGATCTTGGCAGTCAGTACAGACTTTTGTAATCATAGGTGTCTTTTTTCTCCCAAAATAATGGAGGGCCGAAGCCCTCCAAGTATTTGTTACGATTCTTCTTAAGCAGACGTTCTCACGTTACGGATCACCGAGAACAAGTTGGGGTAGATAACGCGAAGCGTCATAAAGGCCCGTAACATATAATCGAACGTATCCTTCACCCGAGCCAGTTCCACGAACGACCACAGGTTGTCGACAGGGCGACCCATGTCATCGATCTTGCCGACATGTGCCACACCGCGCCGAGGATTCAGGTTGGCCAGGACGATCATTTCCTCGCCCTCTTCCAACGGCAGGACTTCCGCGATTTCCGCCCGAGCACCTGCATCGGTGTAGGTCTCGACGGTACCGTTGACGGTACCAGCCGAGTCGTAGGTCAGCGCGGGGATGATGTCGATCAGGCCGAAGTCACCAGTGCCCGTGGCGCGGAAGATCATGTACTGCACCGCGTCAGGATCGGCGTCCCAGGCCAGTTCGATGGTGCCTTCGCCAACACCCGTGGTGTCGGTCGCTTCAGCGATAGCAGCCTGTTCACCGAACATGGTGACCGAGGCGATGCGGTAGTGGTAGGCAACGGGGTTTGACAGAGCACCACCAGCGGCGGCGGTTGCGGTGAAGTTGTCGATGGCCGACACACCCTCGGGTTTGACGTAGTTAGATTCCAGGATGCCAGCGCGACCGTAGGCAGCCATGACCAGCTTACCATCGGCCAGTTCCACCTGGGTCAGGGGGATCTGAACGCGGGTCTGGAGGCCGTCCACAACTTGCTTCATACGCACGCCCATGAACCACGCACGGGGGTCGTTCTGAACGCCACGGAAGGAGGCCGATGCAGCGATCGCCTGATCGAGCATGTCCAGGCTGACCTTTGCGCCACCACCCTGGATGACGTTCTGCGGGGCGTACTTGTACAGGCGGGGTAGGATGCCCGAGTACTGGTAGGCATCGCCAGTGAAGGTGATGTCGTTCGCAGCGCCGAACAGGGTACCGAACTCCATGAGGTTGGACACGCCTTCGAGCGAGCCCTCAAGTTCGGTCGCCAGCGCATTGATGAAGCGCTCATCCATCGCCTGGGCGAAACCAGTGACGGAGCCCCAGATACGCTGGATCTTGACCTGCACGTTCTTGCGCTGGTACCCGCCGTTCTTGGGATTGGCAGGGGTGGACTCACCTTCGAACCAGGCCGACGGATGGCTGGTGCGAACGGTGTACTCGTGGGTTTTGCTTTCGGCCTGGATCAGACTTACCAGCTGGGCCAGGGGCTGGAGTTTCAGCAACTCCTCGTACAGGACTGGGTCGAGATCATACGGCAGCAGGTTCGCGCCGTCGCCAGTCGTGGTCAGTGCTTTACGCAATTGGGTTGATGCGGACATTTCTTTACCTCTAAAGGACTAAGTGACTATAAAAGTGGACTCATATGCAGAGCATGCAATTACCGACGAGAGCGGGCTGCCAGGTACTTACCAACAGCGTCTTCCAGACTCTTCGGCTTCTGCACTACGTTGGGTGCTTCTTCGTTGTCCCCTTCTTCTGGGGCCTCTTCCACGGGCAGTGCACCCTTGCGATCAACAGGAGTTGACAGAGCCTCAACCTGAGCCGTCAGGTCGGCCAGCGCCTTCTCCAGCTGCGCCACACGGTTGTCCTCGCCACTGATGTCCTTAGCGGCCACTTCGCTAGGCGAAGCCTCGCTCTCCACATCAGCCTCTGGCGCAGGAGTGTCCCTCTGCGCAACCAAACCATCTACCTTGGTAGTCAAGGCAGTGATTGACATGGTCAGTTGGCTCAGAAGTTCAGCCAGCGGGGATTCACCAGCGACCTCAGCCACAGGTTCTTCCACAGCAGCAGGAACTTCTTCCGCCTCGGAAACGGGTGCCGAATCTCCTTCGGCAACGGGAGCCTCTTCAGCAGCTGCCTCTGGTTCCTCAGCGGGAACCTCAGCCACAGGCGCAACTTCCTGTGCCTGTTCTACGGGCTGCTCCGCAGCATCTGCCGCCACGGGCTCAACTGGGTTTTTGTTTTCGTCTTCCATCGGTTCTCCTTTACGGACAGGGGTGGCACCGATGCTCCGAAGAACTGGGACAACCCCCTCCTCTCGCATTCTGGCCCGAAGTGCATCGTCCAACGAGAGGTTTAACTCCAGAGCCGCGTCATAGTTGGCTGGATGGTCTACCAGGGAGATCTCGGCCAGTTGGTAGTCGTTGATAATCCAGCCGCCGTCCTCCATCAGGTCGACATCTTCCAGCTTGACGAGGATGCCTACAGATAATGCCTGAAGCAGCCCGTGATCAACCTCGAATTTGGCCTGGGGATCAATGACCCTGAACTCGACTTCGTTCCAGTCCAGGCCGTCCTCCACACCGATGCGGGTGACCTTGCCAACGGGCTTAGGTTGGTGCATGTAACGGATGTTGCCCCAACGCTTATAACGCGGTAAGGCACGCTCGGTTGCAGCACGGGTGATCAGGTCACCAACTTCGTCTCTGTTATCAGAGGTGAACTTACCCCGCACCAGCGTCGACCCATCTTCCTGGGGCATCGCCTTTTGCAAGGGGATATCGATTCTCTTCCGAAGTACATCAGCGACTGCCATGCTATACCTCTTTGAACTCAGCTGCGGCCTGGAGCAGACGCTCCGCTCGTGCCTTGCCGTAAACTCGAACCAACTTCTCGATGGGCACCCCAGCCACCATGTCGCAGGTGATTGCTTTTGACCCACCCTGGAACTCCAGTGGTTCTCCCCACTTGTTGTCCCAGCGCCCATAGAGGACCTGTACATCATCGGTACTCAATAGCGAGTCAATTGTTAAGCCACGAGAAAACGACGTGCCGCTACGATATGAAACAGATAATTGACCACCCATCGTGCTAAAACCTCCAAACGATTACCACGTGAAAAGATTCAACTTTTCTTGTGTAATTCCCGAAGCATCTCTTCGGAGAGTTCACGAACAGCGCGGCGAGCCATTTGGGTCGACAGCGCGTCCACCAGCTGGTGCATTGCACGTACGATCGGGTCACTGGTGTAAAAGACTTTGGTCGCATTGCAGTGTGGGCAGGTCACCACCAGGTTTGGCCCACGGGTAATCATGTTATTGCCTGGAACAGATGCGTCAGGGCGCAACTCGCCACCCACCATCTCACCCAGCGCCTCACCACAGTTGATACATAACCACTTGTTGTTCGGATTCATTCTCATCACCTCTAAAGATTGATTGGCGCGGACACCCTGTCGGCATCCGCGCCGAGTTTACTTATTCCTGATTGAAGTTAAGCCACGCCTGGGCAAAGGCGCTGATCGCTGCCTCCAGACGTTTCTGGAACGTGCTTGGTGCAGGGTCGGTAGGGTCACCTGGATCACCAGGATCACCTGGATCAACCACAGTAACTTGCACGGGTGCCGTCTTCTCGGAGTGATTCCCAGCCGCGTCAAAGGCATCCACGGAGTAGAAGTAGGTACCAGGCCCAACACCCTCGTCAACGTAGAACATCTTGATCGGGTTGTCTGTTCTGGTAATCTCCAGGCCGTTCCGATAGACCGTGTAACCCACCACGTCCTCAGCACCCTGCGGGTCCTGCCAGGACACCGTGATGTTTCCAGCCATCAGCAGAACGTTCACGTTGGTAGGAACAGGGGGAGGTGTCGTGTCAGGAACGTTCTGAGGGGAGAAGGTAAGGAAGGCGTGAAGCGCTGCGGTGTCACCATTGAACAGGACGAAGTTCGCCGCTGTCGGGGTGCCGTCCAGGTCCTTGACTGCGGGGTGAACAAAGCGGCGACCACTGAACTCCCAGAACTTCAGCGGGGTGACGTTTCCAGGAACCAGCGGGTTCTTAGCCTCAGCAGGAGGAAGCTGTTCGCGGAGCACAGCCAGTGTCTCGACAGGCGTCTTGGTTGTCCCGTAGACAACGTACTTGGTGTACTTGCCACCGTCATCTGGGTTGGGCATGCGGTACCGCCAGTCCACCAGGTAGAACGGATAATTCCCGATCCAGCTGGTCATATTCTGTGAGTAGGCTTGCACGAACCCGTCGCTGGTGCGAACCATCACCTTGACATCCTTTGACTGTGTACCAAAGTAGTGAATCATGGTGTCCAGGATGCCCTTCGTCACCTCTGAGATATTTGCATTTGTTGCCTGGCGGATGTTTGCATACGGGCGTGTACCCTTCTGGTACTCCTCGTAGTCTGTGCCGCTCCACCAACGTTCAGTGTTCACAAGGTAGCCGTGGATCTTGTGATTCACAGTGATCCCCTTTGCCATCTTCTCGTGTTCCTGAATATTCCCAAGGGTGGTGTAGTTGTCCATTGCTGGATAGGGGGTAAACATAAGCACCACGGGCAGGTCGTTGTCATACGCATCCTGGACCACTTTGGAGAGTTTCGGGTTGCGATCCCACGGCCCCGTTGCGCCGTCGACAACAACGAATCCGAGCCCCTCTTCCTTCAGCTTCGCAAGGTCTGCGTTTTTCGTGCCGTCTAAAACAATACCTAATGGGTTATCTCGCCACGCCATCTAGTCACCTCTATTCACTCAAACCATTTACCAATATTTGTTCGGCCTCACCGAAATAGTTTCGGATGGCATCTTCTGATCCCAGACCCACCAGGTCTGCCTGGATAGCATCCCGAATAATCTCGGGGATGTAGTTTGTCTGGAAGGGACGACTCGACTTTCCCAGCCGCTTCAACTGAAAGGTACGCCATTGGCGTAGTTCCTGGAGCATCAGCATGCGGGGAACATCGTTGTGCTGGTCGCCTCGCTCAGGGTCGTCGGGCTCCGTGTCAGGCTCACCCGTCTGGGATGGGTCATCAGGCTCTACAGGGCGACCTTCAGGCGGGTTCCCCTGCGGGTTGGGGGTTGCCTGTCCTCGCTTCAGTTGATCTTCGTACAGGTCACCGTTCTCATCCGTGCGCTTTGGCTTACCCAGTGCATAACGGATGTCATTCGCGGAGTAGGCGCCCATCTGCTTGTAGCGCAGGTGAACGGTCGCAAGTTCGACTGCATTCAAGAAGTCTGGGTTGTTGAAGCGGAACTCCCAGCCGTAGATCTGAAACTCACGTACGTGAACCTGCTCCCACAGCGCCACCTCGATCAAGCGAAACAGCGGGACCATGGTTGCCTCGTGGAACTCCCGCCTGGTCTCGCGCAGGTTGGCACTGGCCAGTGAGTCGGTCAGCCCCAGCTTGGCACCTGGCGTACCCGAGACGGCCAGAAGTTCCTCACGAACGGCATCCCGCGCCTGTTGATAGGGTAGATCAGCGGGCAGCCGCCGTAGTTCTTTGATCCAAGGTCACCCTTCACTGCGATCGGATTCTTGCCGATGTTGGATGGGCCAGAATACTTCGCCTCAAGGGAAGACACAAACGCATCAAAGGCTTCGTCTGAAACATCAGGGGACAGCAGGTAGAACGCTTCTGGCTTATCCCGATTCCGTAGGTACTCACGGGCAGCCGTCTGAAGGTAGATGTCCAGCGGCAAAGCAAAGTCTGCCAGTGAGGTGGTGTCTGACCCGCCTGTTGGGTGACCCTCAAAGTCTGGGTTAACAATAAAGATGATGTCGCGTGGGTCCTTGAACTCAACCCGTTTCGCTTTATCACGGGAGGGGTACTGGTAGAAGGCGGGGCTCTTGAAGTTCCCCTGCTCGTCCACGTTGGGGACGATATACCCAGGCAGGTGGTCAAACCCAATTGGCTGGCCAAGTTCGTTGCGCAGGATCTGGAACCCCACCTGGCCAAAGTAGCGCAGGTACATCGCTCCGACCATAAACTTGTAGGCGATGTTCTGGAAATCCTTGATGTTGTTCCACTGCTTGACGGGGGTCAGGTAGAACCGCATCAGCCGCTTGCGCTGCCGCTCAGTCGCCATCGACTCGAACTCCTCGTGCTTGCGGAGCCCCCACCAGGCACCGATGGCAGACCGACCGATGACACTCATCGCCGCCTTGATGTAACCGTGGATCTTGATGGTGTCCATCATGTCCCAGAAACGCACGTAATGCGTAGAGAACGCATCCTCAGAAGTTGTCAGCTGCTCAGGAAGCGCCTTGTTAATGTTTACCATCGCTACTTTGCTTGTTCGCCCACCAATACCGTATACGGCCATATCCTCTCCACGGCTCGAATCTCTAAGCACTACAAACAGATTTGTCCACCAAGTATTCAAAAGGCTGGACTTTTCACGTGGAAATCTGGTATAATATTATATGTATGCTCTGCATATAATTACAGGTATAAGGTAGCACAATGGTTCACCTATTGGTTGGGAGAGTTGATGACAATGAAGTATTGGATCGGGTCTTTCTCGTCAACGTAATGAGGCGGCACCTGACGGATCGTGAGCACGCGGTGCTGGCGCTGCGGTTCAGTGGGTACACAAGAACTGCAATTGTTCGTCTGCTTGGAATTGGAAAGACTACGGTGTACACCAGTGAGCGCCAGGCAATGAAGACGCTTCAGAAACTTTATCGGTTGGAGGAGGAAGACGAATGGGAGAATACGGACACGGGTGCCTCGTATGTGGGAGACCAATCACATATCAGTTCGCCATCTGCTCAGAATGCGAGGGGGTCCACGGGCGAACAAGCAGCGAGTGGCCCAGGTGGTTAGCCTTTCTCTGGAGTGAGACGGTAAAAGAGCGGCGCAGATACAACACAATCCTGAAGCGGGAGGTAACTTCCGCTGACTTAACGTTCGCACAGCAGGTGGCGTATGACGACACCTGGGAGGAGCAGGTCGTATGAGCAGTCAGCTAACCGTTCCAGGCACGCCAGACGAGAACTGGCGGCAGATCGTAGAGCGTCTGACTGAAGAACTGACCGATGACATCCCAGAGAAGGTTGTTCGGGCTACTGAGCTTCTGCTCTCTGGGTTCCCTGTTGGTAAGGCAGCGAAAGAGATTGGTGTGTCCTCTGACACGATAAAGTCCTGGATACGCAAGTACCCGACTGTGGCACACGTCTTGTCCGAGGGTCGGCGCTACCTGCAACTCTGGCGGATGGCCCAACTGGAACAGCAGTTTGTCAAGGCAATCGGAAAGTCTGAGGAGATCCTCGACCTGTCCCTCCACGACGACAGTGTGAACGTGAAGCTGGCTGGCATCCAGGCGCAGCATGCCCGATACCTAATCGGACTCTTCGCGGGTCAGCAGGTTGACATCAACGTCAGGCCATCAGCGGAAGACCCTGTACTCAAGGCTAAGGCCGACGCCCTGGACTACCTGGCACAAAGGCTTGCAGAAAATAGACAAAGTGGGGAAGTTGTTACTGTGAATTACCACGTGGTGGACGAGCGCAGCAAGAACGCGAAGCCCCTACTAAACGCAGACGGCGACCCAAACTTTGGTCAGCTGGGCGTCCTCGATGTCAACGAAGAGGGGGCGCTGTGCCACATTTGTGGGAAGCGGCAGAAGCTAATGAGCGTGCACATCTCAAAGGATCACGACATGCGAGTACGTGACTACGAAGCGGCCTTCCTCCTTGACGAGGGCATCATCGGACAGCACGACTCCACGGACTTCGAGGAGTAATGGGCCGTGCTAAGTAACGTAGACAAACAACTGCTGGACAACCTGTACCGCAGGGACTTACTTGCCTGGTCGATTGGTAACGTTGACCTTCAGGATGCAAAATCCTGGTCACTATCAGACCGCAAGTGGATTATAGAGCCCTACCTGGCGCTCTCACCATACGAGATAGAAAAGAATCCCGTTGGCAAGGCTCGGAAAATGGTTCTGCGTAAGAGTACCCAGGCGGGCATCTCAACGCTGTCGATTGCCAAGGCCCTGCACTTCATGGCATATTGGGATGTGCGCGTGGGATACATGCTGCCAAGGCAAGCTGACATCTCGGTTTTCTCCCTCACCCGTGTCGACCCCATGATCGAGAAGTCACCCTTCCTGAAGTCCAAACTTGGACTGCCCAACTCCACCTACACCAAAACGATTGGCAACAGCTACCTCTACTTCCTGGAGGGGTCTGTCGAGCCCCGCTCGATCCCAATGGACATGCTGCTCCTGGATGAGGTGGACCTATCAAACCCAGACCACGTTGGGACGGCGATCAACCGTCTGGATGCGTCTAACTGGAAGTTTACCGTGTGGCTATCCACGCCCACGCTCCCCGCATCTGGGATCGACGCCGTGTATGAGTCTTCGGATAAGCGCCAGTGGATGGTGTCGTGCCCACATTGTAACCACTGGCAGGATCTTGACTGGGAGAAGAATGTACGTATCGTTGGCCCAGTAAACGACCCGACCAAGGTTACCTACGTCTGCCAAAAGTGCAGCAAAGAACTCACCCTACCTGACATTCAGGAGGGACAGTGGGTGCCTGAGTACCCCAGCAGGTCTGAGGAGATGATCGGATACCACGTCTCACAGATGATGACCACTCCTGCCAAGGACTTATACATCCACTTTAGGGACCCGAACCAGACCCTGGCGGAGTTCTATCGCAAGCGCCTCGGGAAGCCGTACACAATGTCTGGTGGCTCGGTATCCAGGGAAGACATCCTGACAACCAGCTTCGATGAGCCGTTCCTGTTTGACAAGATGCACGATGGGTCCTCCACCTACTACATGGGAGTCGACCAAGGCAATCAGCTGCAAGTCACGGTCGGGAAGTTGGAAAAGGGTAAGAAACGCCCGAAGGTCGTGCACATCGAACTGGTACCCTTTGAAGAGGGGTTCCCCAGAGTCGGGCAGCTGATCCAGCAGTATCGAGTACGCCGCTGCGTGATCGACGGCGACCCTAACCGACACCCGATCAAGGAACTCCAGACAAAGTTTCCTGGTCGTGTGCTCATGGCAGACTACATCGAGCAGCAGCGCGAACGGTTCGTGAAGAAGATCGACACACGTGTGGGCAGCCCCACATATAAGCTGCCCATCGCAGTAAACATCAACCGCACAGAGGGTTTCGATGACCTGATCCAGTCAATCCGAGATGGCTTATGGCAGCTGCCTGGTGACCCGTCGAACCTGCCGTCTGAGGTCGAGACACTCATCGACCAGGTCACTGCGATCAAGCGTGACATTGAGAAGCGCAAGACACAGTCAGGTGAGATCGAGGTTGGTGTGTGGCGCAAGCTGCGGGCCGACCACCTGGCGCACAGCTGGCTGTACCTGAAGACCGCAATGGATATCGACCACCAGGCCAGCTTCCGCATGGCTGTCATCGGAGCACGCAAAGCGCCAGCACAGCAGCAAGACGAGGTACCTGTTGACGGTGAAAAGCAGTATGCCCCCAAGCAGGAGGTGATCACGGACATCGTGGCACGTCTGGCGGAGATCCCGCTGGAACAGATCCAAGAGTACCTGCTCCAGCATGAGCAGGAGGCGTACAAACCACCCTTCCCGTTGTCGGCAAAACTGAAGAGGCTATCTGAACAGGCCTCTGAAGACATCCTGTGGGTCATGGACTTCCTCACCAGAACCAAGAGGCTTGGTTAATTATACGCCATGCATATTGACAAACAAGTAAAGTCTGATATAATAGTGCATAGTTAAGCCGTGATGGCTGCTCACAGCGTGTGGGCAGCCATTTGAATCCCAGGAGTGTGTAGTGACCGAGCAGAATGGGGTAGCAACATACACAGAGTTCAACAGGGTGTGCCTGAGAAACGGCATCGCTCCGACTCTGCGTGCCTACTACATGCTGCGCCACACTTCGGAGAACGGTCGCGGATGGCACCCCTACGAAGCAGCCGTTGCGGTCCTGGTTGATCGGCTGGGTATCACGGAGAAACGTGCGACCCAACTGCTGGCCAAGGGCAGTGGCCTGTTTTGGACGTTGTCGGGTGAGTTCGTCTACCTGTTCAGCGTTGCCAAGGTTGGTGATCTGCTGGAAGTGAATAAAGAGGGATACACCGTGTACTTACCCGAAGAGGTCTTCGAAGAACTGCGGACCTTCAAGGCGTATCTCTACGCTTCCTGGTTTGCTCAGTTCACGCGCAAGATGGTCAAGTACATCACCGTCAATGGTGAGCGGGTGTCTGTGGCTGCTGGGTACAAAAGCATCTCCCGTGCAGCACTGCGGGAGTTGTTTGGTGTCACCCGTCAGACGCAGGCTGAGTACGAGCACATCACCAATATGGACGTGCAGCCCCAGGTAAAACGGTATGAGCCTGGGACCGATATCCCCCTGCCTGAACACATCTTGGATGGTGGTCGTGGTGGGGTATATGGGTTCCAGGACCCGAATAGTCTCTGGATCTACAAACAAACCTCCAACCGCTTTGCGATTAACTTGCCCGCGAAACGCGGGAAGCGGCGTGTGAAACCGAAGGGTGGTCTTTCTTCAAAGCATGAGGCGGAAGCCGATCGGTTCTATCGCTACTACTTCGTTCATCGCAAATCGGCGGAGACGGCTGTTTCTAAAGGGCGGGCACCACTTGGTGAAGTCTGTGTCTACACAGGCAGAGCCATCCGCCTGACCAAGAACCAAACGTTCCACATCCTGGATGTGGTGCGGTAGTTCAACATGCCTATGTATAAGTTGATTAAGGTTGGTTGGGAAATAATCTTACTCCTTAATAAAGCATGTTTTCAGAAACTAATGCTTTTGCCATGCCTTTCTGGGAGGACTGAAATATGCCAGGTATGTGGGGAATAGAGCAGGTAGATATAGCCCTATACAGGTATCGCAAGCCAGGAATAGGACATGGTCAACGACTGATGAACGTTCTGCTTGATGTCGTCTTTGGGAAACAGGGAACCTGGGATAACTACAGACCATCCTGGCTAATGGGTCTGGAACTGGATCGGTACTACAAAAATCTCAACCTCGCGTTTGAGTTCCAGGGTGACCAGCACTACACCGATCCAGACCAGCAGAGACGCGACCGAGAAAAGGTTGACTTGTGTGTTCCGAACAATGTTTTGTTACTTCAGCTGAAAGCAAGTGACCTGGACCCGTCCCAGTTTATCGCCAAGCTAGGAGGTCTCTTGAGAAATAGTAAGGCTGGACGGTATGTTGACGGGAAGAAATCTATGCGATCGTTCACCACGCCAGAAGCCTACGAGTTTCTGAAGCAGCTGGTGAAAGATTACCGTATCGTATTACAGCGGTCGTACGGCAGCAGGTCTGCCAGAGTTGGGAACGACCACATGCTCAAATAGGAGGTCTATGAATCAAGAGTTGGTTGAGGCAATCAAGCAAGCGGTTGAGTGGCTGGACAGCGACCAGGAGGAAGAGGCCGTCCTCTCCCCCCATGGGATATCGCTCAAGAAAAATATTGGCCACCTTGCGGTTTCGTTCGCGCCAGTTGCGGCCAGCGGTAAACCTGTAATTGTCTTTGACGATGATCGTAAGTTCGATGACAGCTGGCCAGGTTTCTCTGTAGAGGACATCACCGAAATTCGTGAAGCAGTAGAAAGCATCCACCCTATCGAAGAGGTCTGGAATGGACTTGGGTATGGTACCTTCAGCGTTATGCTAGATCGGTTCGCTGGCCCAGGTGTTTTTATTGCCGTGCAGAACTACCATGATGCAGGGTCTGCTATCTTCGATGACGGCTGGTGGTCCAAGCAAGTCCGCGTTTCAGTGCCAGATGGCTGGCATTGATATCCCATTATGGAGTATGTATGCAAACTGAAGACCAAGTTGAACCTATGGAGCACGTGCTTGATAGCGGTTACGTTATCTTGGTGGACTACATGGGGGATGATCTCCGCGTGGCGAACGCTGCCCGCGTTTCGTTTGGGAAGCGCACCCGTGTGCTGCGCCCGAAGGACTCTCGGCTAATAAAGTTCCTTGCTGAGAACGGACACACCAGCCCCTACCGCCACAATGTGGTTACCTTTGAGGTGCACGCTCCGATGATGGTTGTTCGTCAACTCCAGCGGTATGTCATCGGTGGTAATCACTCTGATCCTCTGGGCGCGTGGTCAGAGATGTCCCTCCGATACGTTATGGGTGACTTTGAGTTTTATGTGCCGCAGCCGAACGAGTGGCGTCTTCAGGCAAAGGATCGAAAACAGGGCTCGGACGGCACCGTCAAGGAAACAGTCGGCGCGGCAGCAACTTCCCGTCTGATCAATGTAGTCGACACTGCCCTGGACAACTACACATGGGCAATCAACGCTGGGGTCGCTGGGGAACAGGCCCGCTTGTTCCTTCCTGCAAATGCACTGTACACCACATGGTGGATGACCCTCAGTCTACAGGCGGCATGCTGGCTGTTCCATGAGCGGATGCGCCCAGATGCCATGCGTGAGACCAGGGAGTACGCCCAGGCGATGTATCGGCTCGTGTATGGCCTGTTCCCAGAGGCAGTCGACTCCCTGATGAAGCACCTACCAGGTGCTCACCCAATGGATATGGAGGATGAAGATGCTCAATAAGTTGGTGCGTAACGTAATACACAGTATGTGGCCTGAACTTTCAGAAAGGCTTGCGGGGGATGTCTTCCTGAAATTCATGGACAGCATCCAGGGTGTTTTTAAGTTGGACCCAAACGCTCAGTACATCATTGTCGTGAAGGATGACCCCCTGGGCGAGGAACTGGTTCAGGCAATGGCAGATCGGTTTGACTCAACCAACCGCATTGTCGTGCTGGCGGCTGAGGATGTAAAAGTTCTTGAGATCACGAAACGGAGGTAATCATGTTTAGAGTGACGCTCGACTACATCGTAAATCTACCTGATGGTAATAACACCAGGATGCAGCAAGACAGCTGGATTGCGCGGAGCACAGATGCTCAAGAGGCAATCAGGATTGGATTGGCCGACACACAAACTGCGGTTGAGTACAGGTTCGGTCGGCAGAAAACTGTTCGCATCTTCGGTGCCCACCTTGTTGAACTTATCCCCTGCGAATCCTGCAAGGGCTCTGGCAAGCTGGCGTCGATGAGCGGGTATTACACCTGCCAAACTTGTAAAGGGGGGAAGTACTTTGAAGGCGAAACGAGTCACTACCTCGGACATTAACCTGGCGATCGCCATCCTGTTCCCTGTGCTGATGATGCTGATCGGTCTGCTCGGGTACTACTTCGAGAAGAACAACCTGTGGCATTGGATTGGTCTATGGTAGCTTGACAAAACCCGTATCTATGCTATAATTATATACAGATAAGTAATACAGCACAGTCGGTCGGGTATTAAATGCCCTGAAGAGGCAGTCTACAAGACCAACGAATCTCCTTTTACACCAACTACTTTTGAGGGAATGTACGGTTGGTTGTAGATCCATGAGGCTGGCGCTGTCAGGTATTCGTAGCAGAGACGACGTAGCGTCTGGTTGATGGGCGGGTTATCGAGTGTTGGCTTGCAGGTGTGGCCAACGTGTGCAGGATCTACGCACTGTAACTGCACGGGAGTCGGGTGGGGAATCCGACCTGCTACAAGTCTAAGTTTGGACAGGTGGACAGGTGGACAGGTGGACAGGTGGCGATACACAGCATAGAAATACCAAACGAGACAACTGAACTCAGTTCTGTAACCTATGCCTCTTCTGTCGGCAGAGTTTCGAACAAGAGTCTTGAGGTTGTTGTGCGTTGGGTCCCTGCTGTGCGTAAGAGCAGCGTCTCGTATCGTGTATCAGTGGACGGTGACTCAACCGAGACCGATAACTTCAGAATAGCGGTTGAGTTGTACAACAGCTTTCCATAGAACCTTACAAACTAAATACCTGGGGATATAGTTCAGCGGGAGAACGCATCGTTTGCAACGATGATGTCGGGGGTTCGAGTCCCTCTATCTCCACTAAGGTCAGTTCAACTCTGACTCGTTTACCGAGGTCGTGGAGACGGGATGCTGTTTGATTCAGCGGTAAGAGGCTTTGGTAAGCCGTAAGGTACGCGGAACCTACCGTGGTTAGCAGGTGATGCGAAGTCATAAGCAGCTTGCATAGGTCCATCCCTTCATAAGGAATTTTTTATGTGCCAACAGTGTAGCGCTATCAGTAAGGAAGTTTTCCCAGATGCCACAGCGGACGAGATCGGATTCATACTGATCAACCTCACCCCCTGGCCGTTCATCCATGGCGACGAACTTCGTAAGGCACTTCTGCACATCAAGGAGATCGGAACAGACGCCGCCATTAGGGAGGCTGAGGATGCGATCAGATTGGCAATGAGTAAGTTGTCTGGAGATTCGGGCGGGTAGTTCAGCGGGAGAACGGGAGCCTTGTGGCTCCAGCGAGTGGCCCACTTGGAGACGCCTCTTGATGGGTACACCAAGCAACTGGGAGGCTCCAGTTGTAGGCGGGTGTTCGAATCACCCCCCGCCCTCCTTTATTACAGTTTCACAGGTGTTATATGGCGAGAGTTGGTAAAGTACTATCCTTCGGTGATCAGGCGATCATAACTGAATTTTCCATATCGCAGGGTTGGGATGGTGTGCTGTCCGCCAGTATAAACCTCGTGTCACCAACGCCTCAGTTTATGACACAGCTGATTGAGGCAGCCCAGCACGGGAAGCCTCTGACAAGTTTGCAGATGGTTGAGGATGAGTGGATGTGCGCCTTCTGCGCATCTCCGAATGGCGTTTCTGCGAGACACTGTACGCAGTGTGGTGGTCCAAGGGGTTTCCTCCTTGGTGGTAGGTAAGGCAAGCCGAAGTAGCACAATGGTAGTGCCCTCCCCCTGTAAGGGATCTTCTGGTGGTTCGAATCCACCCTTCGGCTCAGAGAGCACAGCGTTGGGAAGGCGCTGTAAAGGGTCCATAACAATTCCAGGCCGAGCGGTTACATCCGTGTATAGGTCGGCAAACAGTGAGATCGGGCACCGAGGAAAGCGGCTAACAAGAAAACCTACTTTGTCCGTTTGAAAAGAAAACGGAATAGGGAACGACATCTCCCTGCTACCTAGGCTATGGCAAACGAGTCCCCACGGAACCGAGGGTAGAAGGCAAAGTGGTGAAAGGCCACCAGCTGGGATCGGAGCCAGTGTAAGGGATGGTAGGTAGCTCAATCGGCAGAGCAGCGTGGACAACTACGAGAGGCTGGAGGTTCGAGTCCTCCCCTACCATATTCTTGAGAGTCGGTGTGGATACGACACACAAGATCACACAGGTGATTTGACTGGTGTAAGCCAGATACTCCGTACAAATATTCGGGGGCTCTCAAGACCATTTTGCAGGATGTGGTGTATGAAGGTGAGAACGTTTAGCGGAGGAGACGGCGTCGAATGGCCCCAACTGCTCTTGTCATCCGAGATACGTGTGTGGTACTGGTCGCAAGCCACTGGGATACTCGGCAGTCGTTGCAACTGGACATGGAGGGAGCGCTGGCACGCAGCGTGAACTAGCTGTCGGTGAATGGGTATACCGTCCGAAGGGCTTCGTCTTCAGGCCCCAGGCTGGATGATGGAACTAGGCCAGCAATAATAACCTGTCAGACTTTACCAGGAGATGAGAATGGAAACGGTATCTGAGGATGTGGAGATCAAGGTGAGCTTTGCTTATGGCGGTCAATGCTGGAACGCCAAGGTAACCTATTGTTACCTGTACGATCCTGATGGGGTTCAGGTTGGTCAGGGCGTGGCTGCGTGCCATCCGACCGACAACTTCAACAAGATCGTTGGTCGCAAGCTGGCGCTGTCCCGCGCCCTAAAGAACGCTGGCCTGGGCAAGGCAGAGCGCACCAAAGTGTGGGAGTCGTTTAAGGCCACCCACAAGTTCGTCAGCAAGTAATCTGGTTGTCTGGAGGCCATCGTGAAGGGTAAATCAATATTGGTGTGGTCCGTCTTTTTGCTGATCGTGCTGCTGCTCGTTACCCCAGCCATGGCCTTTCCCGTTTCTGATGACGATTGGCGGGTTCGTGGTACTCCTGGGGTGAAGTCGATCAGGGGTGGCAGCATCCAGCGTGTGCAAGCAAAAGATGTCAGACGGCCAAGGGGAGAGCCGCGCGGCGCT